TTAGCTCATAGGCATCCGGCGCGAGCGTGAACTTGACACCGCCAAATTCCGGCGGGTCTTGCAGCACGGCGGCAAAGATGTTCGTGATAAACAAACGCAGCCACGTTGAAGGTTTTTGAATCTTCTTTAGGAACTGCGGGTTGACTTCAAAGCGGACAACTATCGTGTTGTTCAAGCCCACCTGTCCGCCTAACTCGCCGTCACTGTGTCCGCGCGCGGGAAGCCAGACACTTAGCGCATAACCGGAATTGGGTGACGTGGTGGAAATATCCAAAGCCGCTTCCACTTCCGGCGCACTAAATCCGATATCCTCGAAAATGGGTGAGCCTTTGAATGCCGGCCAGTTGGCCAACAGTTCATAGACACGATGCTGTAAGTGGATAAAGTTACTCATAGCCCGGCCTCGCTTGCGTTTTCCTGAAGTTTGCGCTGAATATACACGCCAATATCGCGGTTCACTTCATCGATGGCTTGCGCCAGAACCTTTTGCTGCTTTGAAGTTTCAAGGGCTGTCGCGGCGTCAGAATAAAACTCTGACCGCTTGCCAAGCCAGCGCAAGACAACTTCCTTGACCGGCTGCGACAGCGCGGCGGTAAAATCTGAAAGGGTAAAACCGTAGCGGCTTTCCACATCGCCCATGTTCTTTGGAACCGAGTAACCGGAAAAACCACGCCCGCTTTCTCGGATAGCCAGTTCACGTTCGACCATTAACGCCTGAAGGTTCATCCGCTTGCCGTTCTTAATCACAGAACGACCTAATCGCTTGCCGCGACCGATTAAGGTTTCCGCACCGCCAAAGACTTCACTTTGCGCATTATACTTACTGGCAATATCTAACTGGACCGCAGGCCGGACCTTGACACCACGGCTGCGGTTTTTCAGCGCGGCCAGTTGTTCGGCGCGGATCGAACCTTTGACCGGCATCAAGGCGCGCAAACCGCGATAGACCGCAAACGCCAGCTTGCGTCCTTGAAATAAAAGCGTTTCTTCTTCCGTCTTTCCTGAAAGCAAAGCGTATTGGCGCAAGCTGGCTTCCAGCCTGGTCAAGTTATATGTCACTTCTGGAAATATCATTGCGGCGGATTAGTTTGTGAGGGTGTGCAATAACAGACCCAGGTTATATCCGTCTGCGTGACAAAACGTATGCGATGGCGAAAGCCAAACAGGTCAATGAACGTTCCGCCGCTTTGCGGTTGTAAGATAGACTTGCTTAGTTCCACTTCCGTCATGCCCATGACTTCAAAGTCCACCTTGCCATCGTGCGCACTGACGCCATCCTTCAGCTTGGTTGCATTCCTTGTCACCAACGCCATTAGCCTTGCCTGGCCGCAGGAAACCTGCTCGCCGTTTTGGGCAGCGAGCAAGTTGAACCCTGCTTGGCGTTGTAACAAAGATGCAGACATTGGCCTATTGTGCCGCGCCTTGTTTCTGCGAATACCAGTTCGCGGTGTTGGTCCAGGTGTGGCCGGTGTTATTATCCTGCCACGTCAAATTAACGACGCGGCCATAACCGTAACCGCCCATGTCCGCCAGGAAGTCAACGGCGTTGGTCTGGCCGGAAGCCGCCCCGGCGTTCACATTCGTAACCAACAGTTCATCGGCAGCGGTGGTGTCGAACAAGGAACCCGTGACTGACTTGGCAATCGTCAGCACAAGGTTGGATTGCGCGGTCGCCGTGGCTTCAATTTGCAATGCCGTGTAACGCGACATGGTTGCCTGAAACTGCGCATAGGTAGTGACCGTGTTCGTGTAGAAGTTAGTCACATAGCTAAACGCGGGCGGCGATGCCGCAGGTTGCCAGACCTGGGTAATGTTGGTGGTGATCGTTTGAACCGACCAGCCATTGACCAGGTTGGTTGATGCCGGATACGCCCACGCCGCCGTGCCGGTCAGAATCAGACCCGGCGGCAACGATAGCGGAATGGAACTGTAGTTACCCTGCGTGGAACCAGTTCCCACGCTGGCCTGACCAAAGACCGCACAAGGAATTGCAAGCGCGGCCAGAACTGCGATGATTAACTTTTTCATGGTTTAATTTTCGGAACCCTTTTTCTTTTTGGTTTTCTGGCCGTTTCCATCGGCAGCGGTTTCCGCATTGGTTTCTGCCGGTGGATTAGCTTGTGCTTCAGTCGCCACGGGCGGCTGTTCAACAGGGGGTTTCTCAACAGGTGGTTCAGCGGGCGGTTGCTCCGCATTGGTTTCTGCCGGTGGATTAGTGTCAGTCTTAACGACCTTCACATCAACGGGCGTGCCGCCTGCGCGTTCGGCATTTTCCGCCACCCACTTTTCAGTCGCGGCCTGGACTTCTTCAGCCGTGGATTTTGGCGCAAAGCCCTTGGGCGGGTAGTTGCGCGGATCGTAACCAGCGGAAACAAACTCCGCAATCGTTGGACCCATTGGGTTCAGGTTCACGTTCTTGCCGTCATTCACGATGGTTGCACCGCCGCCTTTGGTTTTTGGCTTCAGATGTTCGGGAATGGGCGGCACTTCAACCTGCGTGGCCTTGATGCGGTTTTTTAAATTCTCCGCATTCAACTTCTGCCGCCATTCGGGTTGGTCCGCTATCTTTGGCAGTTCCGCCTTTTTCCGCTCAGGAAATTTGGGCGTGGATTGCTGAATAGGCGTGCGGTCAATGGGCATAGGCGAAGAGAACGGGAAGGCGGTCTTGTAAAACCGATTTCCTTCCCATTTTTTATCGCTTCTTGCCGCTTCGTCCGCCGCTTTTTCTAATTCGATTCCGTCCCATCCAGCATAAAGGCATTCAGCTACCTTTTTGCCGGTTTCATCACGACGGACACCGATTAAGAGTAGGCAGGGCATACTATTGCGTGTAGAGCGGAACGCCCGCGTTGTCTGTGATGTTGCCCGCGCCGGTTCCCTGATTGCCCGCGCCCACACCGAACAGGACGCCGCAGCCCACATAGACATCGCCCGTGCCCACTTCCTGCCAGGCAACGCCCGTGCAGTTCAAACCGGATTGCGGTTCAACCAGCGGATAGAACTCCATGACTTTCGGCACGTTCAGTTCAGCCGCCGCGTTGCTGTAATCGATTTGACGGGACGCAACCGCGATGGCGCGGCTTTCACCGGCAAACCCCCACAGGTTGTTACCCGCAAAGAACGCCGGGTATTCGCGCACCGTGCCGAAACCAGCCAGGTTCTTCCACACGCGATAGCCTTCACCGCCGTTCAATGCGCCATAGAACAGCGAAGAACGCACACGGTCATCGGAACCCAGCGAGGAAGCCGCCGCTGTATTCAGGAAGCAGTAGCGGCCACGGTTCGCAGCCTTTTGATTATTCATTTGGCTGCGGATGTTATTATCGAACGTGTCCAGCGTAATGTTTTGCGTAGGCAGTTTAATGAAGTTGCTGAAGTTGGCCGGGGTGATCGTGCTGAAGGCGTATTGCACCACATACTGACCCAGTGCGTAACCATAGTTACGAACCGCTTCCTTATAGAGTGCAACTTTAGATGCTAACTGGGTAAGCCAGCTTACATCGACAACAACCACAGCGAATTGATTCAATGTTACCGGCACGTCCTGAAACAACGCTGTTACATTCTGTGCCGCCGCCTTGAATCCACCTTGCGCCGCGTTGTAAGTTCCTACCACCGGCACAAGCGAAATACGCGCCGTGATAGTGTCGTTCAAAACAGCGGTTTTGGAACTAAAGTCAGTTCCAAAACCGCCCGGCTGGAACAGTTCGGGCGTTTCCAGCTTGAATGCGTCCATCGTATCAAAGAGCAGTTCGGGCACGGACAATGTGACCGCGCACAGCCGCGCTTTAATGCGATTAGTTGAGCAGGCAAACAGCGTCAAAAGAACCAGTCCTAAGACCGGGTGATGGAACGCTATGACTGCGCAAAGAAGAACAGCGAACCAGGCCGCAGCAACTTTCAATCGAAGTGTATTCATATTGTGAATTTTCTTTCGTGAGGGTTGACGATGGGTTAGGGGCGACCTTTGCGATCTTCAGCGGTGAACAATTCGCCGCGCCCGCGCAATTCACGCAACTGTGCGCAAATGTCAGACCGTTCGAGCGCGGTCATGTCCGTGTTGTCACGAAGCTGCGCTTGCAGGTTGCGAATTTTATCATCCGTGGTTTCGCCTTCCGTGCCGCCTTTTTTAATCGGAACCGGCGGTGCGCCGAAACGGGGACGCTGGCCGTTGGTATTGCCGGTGGATTCGGCCTTGACGCTGCGAACGTCATCCAAATAGTTCACCAAGGCGGTTTCGTCATTCGTGCCCATGTCGATAAGGAACTGCTTGCGCTCATCCTTCACCACCTTGTCAGTGATGGCTTTGGCTACCAAAGCTTCCACGCGGGCTTTCTGGCCGTCCTTGAATTTCTTGTTTTCGGTCTTAAGGGTTTCGTTCTCCGCTGACAAGCGGCTGAACGGCGCAAAGCGCGTTTCCAACGCATTAACGATTGCGCCTTCGTCGTTCATATCTGACGTGGGCAGCAAGTTAAGCATCGCCAATTTTGCTACGATGTTTTTCATTTTGGTTTTGTTTTGTGGTTCTTGTTCAGTGCTTGGCGGATTAGTTTGCCCAGCAAGATTTTTCAAAGCTTTGAGGGGGGAAGGTTTTTCAATGCTGTTCCAAACCGGGTCGCCGTTGACCACTTCATCGCAGAAACCCAGTTCCTTGCATTGTTCCGGCGTCAGCATCGTTTCCGCGTCCATCATGTCCGCGATTTTCTTTTTGCTGTTGCCGGTCTTTTCGGCCAGAAATTCAACCATGTTATCGCGGACCTGTTTGTATTGTTCCGCCTTTTGCTCCATCGCGCGGTAGTCGCCCGCGCCGGGATCGCCCCACGGGTTGTGAATGACCAGCATGGTTCCGGGCATCATCTTTCGCTTAACGCCGGACTGGGAAAGAATTGCGCCCATCGAAGCCGCCCAGCCAATGACGCAGGTGGTTACATTGCCGCGCGAAGCAACCATTGAACACATGGCCGTGCCTTCCGCCACGCTGCCGCCCATGGAATTGATAAGCAGGTTAATCGGCTTCTTGCGCGGCACGGCCATCAAGCCCTGCCCGAAGGCGTAAGCCGAAATTCCCCGGCCATTGGCATCCTGGCCAACGCTATCGGAAAAAAGAATGTCAACCGGTTCTTCGTTATCCGCTTCCCAGTCGCCTTTGATGAGTTTGAAAAAATCTGGCAGTTTTTTTGGCATAGCTAATTTTGGTTTTGGTTTTGACGGCGGTTGCCTGGTCCGCCAGGCGGGTTGGGGGCAGCTTCAGGCTCGCCGGTTTTAAGCGCGTCATCTTCCTGCGAACGAGTCATGAACATCTTGCTATCCAGCGACATGACTTCCACAAACTCTTTGGTGTCCTTGAAGCCCGCCGCCTGAATAGCGTCCTTGCGCCGCTTGACTTCCTTGATAACCGTCGCTTCAATTTCGTCCGCGTTTTCGCCATAACGCCCGTGGTATTCTTCCAGCGACATCAAGCCGTGCATGACATCCTCGCGGTCCTGTTGCGCGGTCTGCCGGTCCACGTTTATTTTCTGCGGCATCATCCAGTTCCAGTTATCCCAGTCCTGCGGGCAACCCTGCCGCAATTCACCGTCAGCGATGGCTTCCTGAAGCAGGTAAACCAGCAGTTCATGCAGTTCCAGCACTCGGTCTAGCTGCAATGGCTCAACCACCTTTTGCGCTATCTCGTTATCGCGGCGGATGTCCGTGCCGCCGATGTTAATTGGCAGAATGACTGACGGCGGAAACAGCGTGGAAAGACAAATGGTATTGGATAGAAACTCCATGAAGCCCACCCACGCGCTGCCGGGACGGTCCGGTTTATAGGGCGTGTATTCATCGCCCCGGCGCAACACAATCGGTTCGCTGCCAAACCGCACGCGGTAATAATCGTCCTTGGTGTTGTTATCCTGCGGCAGGTTGAACACCGTGGGATATTGCTGGCCGTAGCGCAAAGTCCTGAACGCTTCACTATCAAGCTGGCCGCTGGCGGTCTTAATGATGTCGCGCTTGGAAGAAGCGTCTTTGACGGCCTGCTTTTCCAAAGCGAGAATGTCATCAATATCAACCGCCGTGTTAATGGCACTCGCCAGCATCGTTTCACCGCGATACTGGTTCAGGCGGTTCGGCGTGTAATGCTGGACCACATCCTGCGCGTCATAAGTGCCAACACCGGCCACGTTGTAGCCTAGAACAATTCCCTGTTCATTCAGGTTGAAGCCATCAACCGCGCCGCTGTTCGTGTTGTAGTTGGATGAATAAAGAAATTCCGTGTTGCCTTCGTTGATGTTTTTGCCCGCCGCGCCTGCGGTCTTTAGACCGGCCACCCGTTCCGATTCCAAGCCTTGAATCTTGCAGGTATATTCAACGGTGTTATCCATCGTTTTAATGGAGAACGCTTCGCCGTCAATCACGCAGGCGCGTTGAATCGCCCGCTGGTATTGCAGCATGGAGCAACGCGGGCCTAAATGAAGGTTGCGGGTCTTTTTCCGATACCACTGTTTAGCCCGCTTGTTCCAATCATCGGAAGAAGAACGCGGAATGGGGTGAAAGCCGGTTCCCACTGTCAGCGTTACAATCCTTTCCACCAGGC